CAGTTCGGTGGGGGCAAACCCGCGCGCCTATTGGGGTGCCTACAGCTCCAGCAAGGCAGCCTTCGAAAACCTGCTCGCCACTTATGCGCAGGAGATTGAGCGCGAACTGGAGCAGTTGTCCAGCCGCTTGCTCGGGTTTGGCGATCCGATCGCCGCGCTTTGGGATGCGTCTGTATGTCCGGAGCACCTGCTTTCCTATCTGGCATGGGCATTCTCCGTTGAGGTTTGGGACAGTGCTTGGCCTGAGAACCAAAAACGCCAGGTTCTAATCGATGCGGTGCAGGTTCACCGGGCAAAGGGCACAATCGGGTCTGTTCGTCGCGCGCTCGGGGGCATCGGCTTTGAAGCGGAGATTGCGGAATGGTTCGACTATGGTGGGGAACCCCATACGTTCCGCATTGATGCCTACGGGGACGATGTGTTCGCAGCAGGGATGTCGATCGACAGTCGGACCTTGGTGTTGGTCACATCGATCCTGGTCAATCTTAAACCTCAGCGCTCTCATTTTGAGCTCCGCATTGGGGAGCGGTTCGATACGGCCGTCTATGCCCGTGCCGGCGCGCGAGGTCGTACGCGCTCCGATCTGAGCCACGACCCTAATCCTCGGACGCGCGTTTCGGTCGGGACCACGCATATGCGGGTCGGGTCGCGGGCGCGCCAGATCAGCACAGTTTGCCATGATGTTCAGCCAAGGGATGCCGCCTAATGTCCACCACCATTCTCACCGATATCGCCGAGGCGAAAATCACCCAGGCTGCCGGCTCAGGTTCGCAGGTTGCGATCACGCATGTGGCGTTGGGGGACGGTAACGGGGCCAGCTACAACGGGGACTTTGATCAGACCTCTTTGCGACGGGAACGTGTCCGGGTGCCGATCGAGCGCCGGCATATTGTCTCGCCGAGTGCTTGGCGCGTAAAGGCAGAGTTTGGGGCCGACACGGTTCCATTCGATGTCCGTGAAGCGGGGTTCTTTGATGCCGATGGCGACCTGATTGCGCTCTGCACGTTCCCCGTGGCCGAGGTCCGTCGCACCGGGGCGATCGTCTATCTGATCGACCATGTGCTGAACTTTAGCCGGGTCGCCGAGGGGCTGATCATCGTGGATGCGCCCGATGATGACCTGTTCGATCACGTCGTCACAAATCTGGAAACGCAAGCGATTTTCGCGGTGGAGCAATTCGATCAGCGCATCGCAATCCGCGAGCTTCAAGCCGCTAATTAAGGAGAGCCCAAATGGGGATCGAAGATATCAACCAAGCTGCTGGTGCAATGAACGCCCTGACAGCGCGGATCAACAGCTTTATGAGCGATGCCGATGCCGAAATCGCTCAACGACAAGGCGTTTACGATTTCATGGTGAACGATTTGGGGAACGAGGTGAACCGCCGCATGACTTATGCGGGCACCATCGACCCCGATATCGCTGAACCTACGCGTCGTGATGGAGGCACCTTCAATACAATCGGAGACGCTGTTGACCTAGCGCCGAGCGGTGCGCTGGTTATTTTGTATTTGGCGTCTGAAAAAACGCATAATATGAACCGGAATGTCTCCATCAGCAATAAAGACATTATCATTGCGAGAACCAATGATCTGGCCCGGCCACAAGTCAAAATGGTCGCTTACGCCGACGATTCCCATAACGCGTTTCACACTTTTGCTGGGTGTGATAATGGATCGCTACAGTTCAGATATTGCGATATCAACTTGCCATTGGACAAGATAAACGAAGCCTTGCCGTGGAATGGTTCCTCGTCCGTTCTGCTGCGGTATAACATTGCGCGCACATCAGTCCTTTCTCTTTATGAAAGCAATGTGACAGGGGCCAACGACCACGGCTTAATGACCTGCAATGGTGCGGCAACAAACATCCTAAATATGTATAAGACGGTATTGGATGGTCAAATCATCGCAATGAAAAGCGTTCAATCCGGTGCCGCCATTATTTCAAAGCAAGTCACAACGCTTTCAAATGGGGCGTTGATAACTGCTGCTGCTGACAACCTTTCCTCCCTCCTATCCAACTGAGGTGAACCATGCACTTTGATATTACACACGAAGGTCGGACCACTTTGTCAGTTGATCGGGATAGCGCTCTAGCTTTGGGATACTCCTTAGAGGCGGTTGACGAGGCTGAGCGAAATGTTCGGATCGATTTAGTCAAACTGGAATGCCGCCGCCGCATCTATGCCGAAGCATCCGCTGAAACGCAGATGAATATGGCGACTGCGGCCGCGGTCATCTCTGCGAAAGAGGCCAGCGCTCGGACTGAAGACGAGGCGTCGATCTTGTCGGGGCTCGATGATGCGATCGGGTGGGTAGCCCAGATGCGTGCCCGCGTTACGGAGCTGGCTGACGATGTTGCGCTTGATATCGGTGACGACGCCAATTGGCCTCCTTTGCCGGATGGTGCTCGCGACGTTGTCGCCAAATTCTGAGTCGGCGCGAGGTTGATCCCATGATCGCCTTGGCTTTCTACAAAGGTCGCGGGCATGTTCTCGATCGGGTGATCCGTTGGGTCACCCGATCTCCGTTCAGCCATGTCGAAATTCTGCGCGCGGTACCGACAATGTCTGGCGATGGATCGGAAACGCGCGCCTGGTCATCGAGCGGCCGGGACGGCGGTGTGCGGGAGAAGTCGATTACCTTCAAACCGGGGCATTGGGAGTTCGTCACCATTCCCTGGGCAGGGCCGGCCGCGATCGACCGGGTGATTGCCGAGATTGGCAACCCCTACGACTATGCCGGCTTGCTGGCGTCACAGGCGCTGAACCTGCGCCGGCATCGACGGGACCAGTGGTTCTGCTCTGAAATCTGCGCCCATGCCCTTGAGATGAGTGCGCCGCAGGAACTGTCGCCAGGCGGGCTTTATTACCGTGTTTTGGAAATGAACCGCGCCTATCTCGCCGGCTGCGCGCGCGCGGGGGAACCGCCAGAGGATTGAGCCGCGGTGCGGTGGAATGCTTGGGGCAACAGTTCACATCCGCAAGCGAGGTCACTATGGCATTTCTTCACGGCGTCGAGGTCATCGAGATCGATGCAGGTCCACGTCCCATTCAGACGGTCAAGTCGTCCGTCATCGGCATTGTAGGCACCGCGCCCGACGCGGATCCTGTTGCCTTCCCCCTAAATAAGCCGGTCCTGGTCGCCGGCTCGCGCAAAGAAGCGGCCGGTCTGGACACCGTCGGCACCGCGCTTGGCACCTTGCCGGCCGCGATGGACGGCATCTTCGATCAGATCGGCGCGGTCGTCATCGTTGTGCGGGTTGAGGAAGGGGCTACTGAAGCTGATAGCCTTGCCAATGTCATCGGTGGCGTGAACGCGGTTGATGGCAATTTTGAAGGGGTGCATGCCTTGGTTGGTGCTGAGAGCGTTGTCGGGTTTTCCCCGCGCATCTTGATCGCGCCTGGCTTTACCCACCAGCGCCCCTTGGACAACGCCAACCCGGTTGTGGCTGAACTGCAGGGCATCGGGGACCGTCTGCGCGCTGTCATCATCGCCGATGGGCCCAACACCAACGATGCCGACGCCAGCAACGCGGCCGGCGACTTCGGGTCAGACCGCATCTACCTGATCGATCCGTGGCACAAGGTCATGGTCGGGTCTGATATTGTATCGGTGCCGGCTTCGTCCCGCGTTGCCGGCTTGATTGCCAAAGTGGACAACGACACCGGGTTCTGGGCATCGCCATCTAACAATCTGCTGGGGGGCGTGATCGGAACCAGCCGGCCGGTTGACTTCAAGCTGGGCGATGCGAGTGCGCGCGCCAACCTGTTGAACGAGGCCAAGGTCGCCACGACGATCCGCCAGAATGGTTACCGTCTCTGGGGCAACCGGACCCTGACGGAAGACACCAAGTGGATCTTCCTCAGCGTTCGTCGCACGGCCGATATCATCAACGACTCGCTGTTGCGCGCTCACCTGTGGGCCGTCGATCGGGGCATCACCAAAACCTACGTCTCGGACGTAGAGGAGAGCGTGAATGCCTACCTTCGGGATCTGGTCGCTTTGGGCGCGATCCTGGGCGGTCGTTGCTGGGCCGATCCGGACCTGAACTCGGCCGCAAATATCCAGCTCGGCAAAGTGTTCTTCAACTTTGATTTTACGCCGGTCTATCCGGCCGAGCATATCACGTTCCGTTCGCACCTGGTGAACGACTACATCGAGGAGGTGTTTAACTGATGGCTGCTGAAGATATCCTGAAATATCTAAATCTGTTCGTTGATGGCCGTGGCCACGCGGGCAAGATCGAGGAATACAGTCCCCCCGATCTGACGGTCTCGACCGAAGAGTTCCGCGGGGGCGGCATGGACGCGCCCATCGATCTCGACATGGGCCAAGAGAAGATGACCACGTCCTTCGTGCTTACGTCCTACGACCGTGATGTGCTGTCCCTCTGGGGCATCAAAGACGGCTCGTTGGTTCAGCTGACGGCGCGTGGGTCGCTTGAAAGCCTGGATGGCACCAAGACGGCCGTGGCGCATCACATGCAGGGCAAAATCATCTCGGTGGCGCGCGGTACCTGGGGCTCGGGGGCAAAGCCGTCGCTGACCTTCACTGTGAGCCTGCGGTACTACCGCGAGGTCCACGGTGGCGTCGATATCAATGAGATCGATGTCGTCAATATGGTGCGCAAAGTGCGCGGCGTGGATCAGCTCGCAGAGCACCGCGCAAACATCGGCCTGTAAGGAGCTTTCATGGACAATCAAACTAAGCCGGCTTGGCTGGTCGAAAATGACGATGGGTCGCTCACGATCAACTTTGAAAGCCGGCCGCCGAAGATCGACGGGACGGAAGTCAAAAGCCTGAAAATGCGTGAGCCGTTCGTTGATGATCAGCTGGCTGCGGATTCTGCGGGGTCCAGCAGTGCGCTGTCTGAAATCGCGCTGATTTCCAACCTGTGTGAAATCTCACCGGAAGCAGTGCGTTCGATGACGATGCGCCAGTACAGCCGGCTGCAGACGGCGCTCTCGGTTTTTATTGGCTGACCCGTGAACAAGTCCGGGCGGGGTCACTTCGGCTCGCCCGGCACACCGGATGGGCCGAGCGTGAAATCATGGCCATGCCGGTCAGTCGTTTCATCTGGTGGATAGAAGGCCTTCCGAAGAATGAGTAAAAACCAACGCCTAAACGCAACGATCACGATCGGTTCGGTTCTCGAGCAGTCGGTCAAGCGCAACATGGGCTTCCTAAAATCCGGGCTTTCTCAAGTCGGCGATGCGATCAAGGGTGTCGAGCGCCGGCAAAAGGAGCTCGACCGCCAGCGTAACGTTCTGCGCAAGCAGGGTCAGTCCGTTGAGTACCTCGATCGTGAGTATGAAAAGCTCGAGCGGACGCTTGTGGATCTGCGTCGCGCCCAGGAGCGATGGAACCGCGCGGCCGCTGCGTCGCGCCGTGTCGGGTCTACCTTCAGTAACATGGCATCTGGCATCGGCCGCAACGCGCGACAGATCGCGATCGGTGCGACCTTGGCCGGTGGTGCGATCTTTGGCCTTGCCAATTCGACAGCGGATCTCGGGGATAACGTCGCCAAGACGGCCGACAAGCTGGGGATCGGCCTGGGCGCGCTTCAGGAGCTGCGCTATGCGGCCGAGCGGTCAGGGGTTGCCACAGGCACCTTCGACGGCGCTTTGGAGAAAATGACCAAGAACATCGGTCTGGCGCTCGAGGGGACCGGGGCCCAGAAGGACGCGCTGGACGCTTTGGGGCTTTCAGCTGGCCAGCTCGCCAATCAGCTGCCAGAGGAGGCGCTGGCCTCGATCGCGGACAAGCTACAAGGGGTCGAGACCCAGGCGGAAAAGGCCGCGCTGGCAAACGACCTATTCGGGCGATCGGGTATCGGTCTGCTCAACATGCTGAAGGACGGCTCTAAGGGGCTGACGCAGCTGCGCGAGGATGCGCGGCGCACCGGCTATGTGCTGTCGGATCAGGCCGCGCGGGATGCCGAAGTCTTCAAGGACACGCTGCTCGATACACAGCTGGTCATGGCCGGCCTAAAGAACACGGTCGGCTCTGCACTGATGCCGGTGGTGACGCGCTCTATGCGCCGCATCGGCGACGCTCTGATCGGCAACCGGGCCGATGTGGAACGGTGGGCGAACGGGTTCGCTGATGGCGCTGAGAGGGCGCTACCAGTGATCGGCGAGGTTGCCGCGGGCATCGGTGCGATCGGGTCCGTGGTCTGGTC